GTAGCTCACGGTATTAACCGTGGCTTGGGTATCTGCAGTTTTGTACAGATAAATGCTGGGTGCATTGCCAGATTTGGCAGCGCATACGGTCACAAGACCAGTGCTTGAAAATGCCATGTTGTTCTCCTAGATTAAGTTTCACGGCAGGTGATCTTGACGATACCTTCATCGTCAATGGCAATAGCGCCAGCACTGAAGACTTCGTTCACCAACCAAGAGGTTTTCTCAGGGATGTAGTTGATCTCAGTACGCATTGCAAGACCTTCGGCGTAGCCCACTGCATCCTTGTGGAATGCAAAGCAAGTACGATCCAAAGAACCATCAATTGCCAAGCCACCTTCAGAGCGGTCACCCAACACATGGAATGTGAATCCCAAGAATGTGTTGATGTCGCCTTGCACCAATGCTTTCACACTGTTGAAGTCGGAGCTGGTAACGCTGGTTTCAGACAGCAAGTTGGACAAGCCATTTGCGTGGATGATGATATTGCGACCATCAGGTGGCACATTACCTTTGTCCAACAAACGCTTGGCTTCACGCAGCTTGGCTACGTTCATGTTGGTGGTTGAACCACCGATGCTGTTAGCAACAGTCAAGCTGGTGCTAGAGCCAGTCAAGGCATCCAGAATCATTTGGTCTTGACGGCGACCCATAGCGCCAGCAACAACTTGCACCAATTCTTGGCGCTCGTCAAAGTTGACTTTAGCTTGGGAGAAGATGTCGCTGTACTCAGCAGCATTGAAGTCAGCCAACGTACAAGTGACGGTGCTGAATGCTACGTTTAAAGGTGTGACATCAGTTTGGGGAACACGGACAGTGGCAACACCACGACCGACCTTGGGGAACTTGACAGTAGAACCTTCGACTCCACGACGCTGGCGAACCGCTGGAACCAGCATTGCCTTACCTTGGTAGGCTTGCTTGACTTCCGCATCGAACAGAGTAACAAAGGCGTTGGATAGAGAAACGCTCATTTGAATACCTCATTAAGTTAATTGATCAGGGTTCTCGCCACGGTAAGCCTGAGAGTCAGGGCCGAATGCTTGCTGGTTAAGCCAGCCAATCTACAGCATCCACTGCGGTTAAGGGTCTGTTGCCAGATATGCCTATGCTTACATTATATATATCACTTTTTCCAGTATGTCAACATTTATTTAGGCATAGCTTCCCCAAGGGTGGTAGCCAATGCTATCCAGCCCTACCCAGAGGGTCATGCTTTAAGGGGTAGTTAATCTAATAACTCCCCCCAAAGCCAACCATCCCAGTAAACCCTTGAGGCAGCGATTCATCCGATATTGGCTTGTCCCACCCATGTACCAATATCTACCCTAGTCCCTCGCTGACAGGCTAGTAGGGTTATCTTGGGGGTGTAATCCAAGCCCTGTGTTTTCTTCCAAGCAGTCCATGCAGACTCACTGGTATCGTCTGGAGTACGGATGCCGAACACAATAAAAAAAGCCACTTACAACTGCATTCGGGTTGCACCCCCTGAGTAGTCTCAGAGGCCAGAACGCATGTGTAAGCGGCTTTCCTAGGTTGTGTGCAACGACAACGAAATCAGTATAGACGAAAAAAAGCCCCCACGCAAGTAGGGGCAAAGGGCAACTGCTTGCCTTGGAGATTTTACTTAAATGTCGCTTGGAACATCTTTTCAACTTTTTGTCTGTAGGCAGGGTCAGTCTTGTACTTTGGATCTTGAACCATTTGGTACAGCTCATCCTTGCTCGCTGCGCCTGGCAACGGTGCAGACTCAATTGGAATCCTGCCTTCGTAAGACTCTCTGACCTTCATCAAAGCCCTAATGCCACGAGCAGTACCGCCCATGATCTTGAACTCTTCAAAGTCATCTGGTGACCAAACACCCTTGTTGACCAGTCCCCTAGCCCAGTTCACCATGCCGTCTACCATGGCTTTCCCATTAGGGCCAAGGGCTTTCAACTCCTGTGCTGGGTCTATCATGTCAGCGCCCATGATCTCTTGCGCTTGAGTTTGCAGATTGCCTACTAAGTCATCAAATGCCGCTTGGGATAAGCCATTTTCCTTTGCCCAATTGGTCAGGGTTGTGGCAATTGGATTGGCTTCAGCATTGTCGCCAAAGGCTTTCATGTCGTAATTGCCGTCTGCTGGCGCTTTGTGCTTGCCTTGGCTGATTTGCTTACGCAGATCTGACCAGCTCTTGGCAATGCCTTCTAGATCAGGCTCGTTGGAGTCTTTCTTCCAGAAGTTCTCAGGCCAGAAGTCAGGACGCTCTAAGGGATCATCTGCCCCTGTAGGTGCTGTACTGGTAGCCGCAGTGGTGTCAGATCGGTGTTCAATCTCTACGGCTTGTGGGTTTGATGGAGTGCTTACATCAGTCACTTGCACATTGTCCACTAGGCCGCTAGATGCGGGTTGGTCAGTTGTTGCTTCAGTGGTCAAATTTTCCTCGCTTGGTTAATCCGTGCTTCAATTTCCCTCACTACGTTCCTTTGCCCTTCAGCAAAGTAGGCATGCGATGGGTCTGTGCCTGGCACGGCGACAGGTACATTCACATACATATCTTTGAGCCACTGAAGCAGCTTCAAGCCGTCCTCAGTGCCAAAGACCCGCAGGGTAAGTCTGGCAAGATCTTCCCTTCTTTGTTCGACTTCCCTGACATCCGTAGGCTGTCCTATAGCCTCTAGTTCTTCCCATGACATTACATTGCACCTTCTGGTGCTGGCAAGGCTCCCTGAGCCTGCATAGCCATCTGTTGTTGCTGTGCCATAGCTTGCTGCATCTGCTGGTTCTGCATGTCTTCCATCAGCACAGCACGTTCAGCCTTGGTATTCCTGACAGCCGCTGGTACACCAAGCTTGTCAGCCAAGTAGTCCACCAACACATCACCCTTGATAGCCAATTGACCATCAGTGCCAAGTCCTTGTGCAATCTGCATAAACTGCATGATGGCGTTGACTTCTTCCATGTTCTGAGCCATAGCCAATGGAGCCACTGGCACAACCTTGACTTCCAGCCCATTGACACGCAAAGGCATATCGATCAAGCCACGCTCGTCCATGACCTCAAGGATCTTGGCAACCAGCGGGATCATAGTTTCATTGATCAAACGACCAAATGCTGAACCCAAGTTCTGAGCCAGCTCCTTCATGCGCTCAACAATCTCAGTGGCAGATCGGGCGCTCATGTTGTCTGGTGGCAACGATTCATCCAGCAAGATGCGTTTGATGTTCTGCACCATGTCATTAATGATCAATTGGCTGACGTTGAAGTCGCCTGAGCGGGGCAAAGCCAGCAAAGCAGGGCCTTGTGGCCCACCATTTCGGGCAACTGGGATGATTGCGCCAGGGACGATCTTGACAGTATTAGGATTCAACACCCCATCGTCTGCCGCTGTATATACACCAGCCACCGCCAACGATGCATTCTTGAGCAACAGCTCTTTGGTCTTGTTCAGCGTCTTGATGTCGGGCAAAGCAGTTATCAAAGGCCCACGACCATAGATCTCACCAGCCACCTTCATGTATCGGCTGATCACCCATGGAGACATCTTGCGGCGGCGGTAGACAATCTCATTCTTGCTGACACGGTCAATGACATGGTAGCAATAGTCACCACGGTTTGCGTCATAGATGGTGGCTTCCAGCAGCTCAATCTCGTCTGTTGGCTTGTTCTCAATGCGGCGTTGCATCTCTTCTGGGATCTCGGCATCAGACCATTGGCGCTGGATAGCTTCACCCTTCATGCGCATGCGGCGATAGACGTTGTCAACCTGACCATTTGCGCCTTCTTCGTAGCTGACCAAGAAGAGTGGAACAGGGATGAAGTTAATTGGATTAACATCATCGCCAGGCTGAACCATCATGCAAGCCGTACCCACAGCCAAGTCCAGCAAGAACTCACCAATGGCAATGTCAAAGTTGGACTGCTTCAGGACGGTAAACATCTCATCAGAGTACTGATCAAAGATGGCTTGTGCCTGAGCTTTTTTGTCAAATGGAATCTGACTGCCAGCTTCCAGCTTTGCCCATTTGCGCTGAGGTGGGAACACGACAGACTGCAAGCGATTGGCAAACCGTTGGGTAGAGTTAATGGCAGTAGAGTCAAAGACTCGTTGCATCTTCTTAGCGCCAACAGAGCCACCTTCCCACACACCATATAACTGTCGCTGTGGCAAAGCAAACTCATATGCGTCTTGATAGAGTTGTTGGAATTCGTCCTTCTTTGTCTGCGCTATTTGCTGGCGTTTCAAGATTTGCTCAGGACTTAGGCGCATGCCGCCAGGTGCTTTTTTATCGTATTCCATGATTTTCCTTTATTCGTACCATTCCACTGTCATAAATGCGGCGTGACTTGTGCCATTCACGTTTGTCAAGCGGAACAAGTAATTTGTCAATGGCTTCAGTACATATTCAAGTGAGCCAGCAGTACCACCACCAGACTTTTTTCCTGAACCGCCAGGCAGGATCTGCGCATCGATCTCTGTACCAAGTGATGTGACCGTTGGGTTGATCACCATGGCAACTTGGCTGACATTGCTGACAGCGTAGTTGCGGTTGCGGTTGATCGGTGTGAATGCTGTGCCACCAGTAGTGGATGTTCCTTCGTAGATGTACAACTCTGCGTCACCAAGACACATTGCTTCAACAGTTAAATGAGGAAACACGCCTGATGGCGATGCCAGCACAATGTCAATGCTTGCATTAGCTGCAAGTGGAGCAGAATCTGGTGCAAGCTTGTACGCAAAGAATGCTCTTCCATCGTGGTTTCGCTGGTGGTTGACATCAACAACAATGACAGGCGCATCAGCGCCAGCAATTACTTGCTCACCAGCGTTGTTCTTGTGGGTCAGTGCAACAAACTGCGCCTTTTGATTTTCTGACTCACGAGTAACTGTTAGGACTGCCATCAGTCATCTTCCATTTCATCTTTGATTGGCCCACCAACCAGCCATGCATCGCATGTTCTGCTATCAGCACACTTGAAATGCAACAGTTCGCAGTAGCCAAGACCAGCCGCTTCAACAATGTCTTCATCGTACCCAGCTTCTTGTTCAGGACGCTTGGCT